AGAAAGTAGAAAAGAATATTGTTACTCTTTCTCCAATGCAGCGTCTACAAAACAAGATTAGTAATACCATTATGCAAGACCTTCTTAATCTAGAAGATCAATGGATGGAAGGTGAAAAGACCGACATTGATATTTACAGTTTGTTTAAAAAGCACGGCCTGCCTAACTCGGCTACTCTGCCAGTAAGGCAACTAATTGAAGGATGGTTGCTAGACTATGATGATGCTCTTCATGCTAGGTGTGACCAGGCAGTCGAAGGGTATTCGCACTTGAAAAAACCAGAACTCAAGCGCCGTGTAAAAGCTTGTCAGGACATGCTCCTCGATCTTGACAAGCTTAAGTCCGCAGCTAAGGCACAACGTAAGACAAGAGTCAAACAGCCTAAAGCTGCGGACAAACAAGTTTCGAAAGTAAAGTACAAGAAGGAAGATAGTGAATTTAAATTAGCTTCTATTAATCCTGTACAAATAGTCGGTAAAACCAGACTATATACTTTCAATACAAAGTCTCGAATGCTTACAGAGTATATTACTCAAAGTGTTGGAGGTTTTGAAATCTCAGGTACATCGATTAAAAATATCGATAGTATTAATAGTAGAACAGTCAAGCTTCGTAAGCCTAATGAATTTCTAGCTTTAGTCCTTACAAAGTCTGTAAAACAAATACATATTGCTTGGGATACTCTAACTACTAAGAGCAGTGTACCAAACGGTAGACTGAATGACGATACAATTCTATTGAAAGCACTAGATAAATGATAGAGGAACAATTTCTTACTAAGTCTAAGTTTACTAAACTCATTGAAGGAACAGTGAATGAACTTCATATACCATACATGGACGCTATTCTTCATGTATGCGATAAGAATAACATTGAACCTGAAGATGTTAAAAAGTTTATCTCACCAATTATTAAAGATAAACTTGAAGCTGAGGCAATGCAGCTTAATTTCTTGCCAAAAGGTAATACTCTTGATTCGGCGTTTTTCGAATGATGGGTATATATAATAGTGTACAACAACGCATGAATGTTGTATAATATATTTCAGTTAATACTACAGCAATACAAGGAACATATAAATGTCTTTTGCAAATCTAAAGCGTAATCGCGACCAAATCTCCAAACTAGTTCAAGCAGCAGAAGCCACCGGTGGTGGTGAAAAGAAGTCATATGACGATGAACGTATTTGGAAACCAACAGTAGATAAAGCCGGTAACGGTTATGCTGTTCTCCGTTTTCTTCCAGCATCTGAAGGTTCTGATCTTCCATGGGTTCGTTATTGGGACCATGGCTTTAAAGGTCCAACTGGTCTATGGTATATTGAAAACTCTCTTACTTCTATTGGTCAAGCAGATCCGGTTGGCGAGCTTAATTCTCGTCTGTGGAATTCTGGACATGAAGAAGATAAAGAAACTGCACGTAAACAAAAGCGTCGTCTACACTATGTAGTTAATGCTCTCGTTGTACAAGATCCTGGTAATCCACAGAATGAAGGTCGTGTAGTACTATATAAATTCGGTAAGAAGATCTTTGATAAGATTATGGATGTTATGCAGCCATCATTTGCCGATGAAACGCCTGTTAATCCTTTCGACTTTTGGGAAGGTGCAGACTTTAAATTGAAAATCCGTCAGGTTGAAGGATATCGTAATTATGATAAGTCAGAGTTTGCAAGCGCATCTGCTCTCTATGATGCAGAAGAATCCAAGTTGGAAGAAGTCTATAACCAACTACATTCACTCAGTGAGTTTACCGAACCAAGTAACTACAAAAGCTACGATGACCTCAAAGCAAAACTAAGTCGAGTGTTGGGTGAAGATACAGTTGCAATGGGTGCACCAACTATGGCACAGACCGTTCAAATGAATGAGCCGGCTCCTGCTCCCGCAGCTCCTGCACAAGCACCTGTTACTGCAGAACAAGTATCATCTACGGATGATGATGACACAATGTCCTACTTTGCACGTCTTGCAAATGATGAATAGGAATAAGGTATGCCAACCTCATGTGGGCCTTGTCGCTGAATAAGATTCGGACAAAAGTTGGAGCAACAATGACTAAAGACGGATAGGGGGACTTCGGTCCCCTTATTCTATTTTAATGAGCGAGTGACCCGACTACCATATCATTAAAGTCGATGGCTCCGCCTGGACTTACAACAAGAGGCTGAGATTGGCTTACATTAGTATTATTTGAATTATTATCGCCTACTTGACCTATATTTGTAGATCCGGCAGATCTAAATGCCATTGCAGTTTGTTGAGCAGTCATAGTTTGTACTCCTCCGGCGACACCGCTATCAGCTCGAGGAGTATTTACAGTAGCAGACGGTTGACCATTTCTTCTTCGATCACCTCTTTTTCCAGGCCCAGAAGAATTTTCTACGTCGGCATTTATACTTTTCATAATGTCGGATTCACTAGTTTTACCTAAAAGATATTCAGCTAATTTAGTACCAACATATCCACCTCCAAAGTATCCACCTAGTGCACCAAGAGTCGCACCGAATGGTCCTCCTACAGCAAGTCCTAATGCTCCAAATCCAAGGGTTCCTACTGAACCTCCAATAAGTGGTCCTAATTCACTAATTTTTTGTTCTCTAGATTTTGTTTCATCTAGCATAATTGATGCTGCCATAGCGCTATCAATCGCTGCAAATAATAGACTAGTTCCAGGAATTCCTTTTAATGCAGTTAATCTAGGAAATTTACTCCACCATTTACTCTTATTTAATTTTTTAATTTCGGCTTCACTTAGTACGTTTGTTGTAGCTTTTCCATCTACGCCTTGAAAGGCTAATTTACCACTATTAGATCTAACAACATTTTTACCGTCTACTTTGCCAATTACATTTGATGGAGGTGGTGCAGCCGTCGTTGTGGCACCAGTTCGAGCGCCACTGTTTCTACCTCTTCGTACTGCCTGTACGGCTTTTGTTGCGCCTATAGCTAAAGCTGTTGTTACTCCGGCAGCTGCACCTATGTCTTCAGTAGTTAAATCTCCATCAGTGAAATCGCCATTCAGTGCTTTGTATGCAGCAACAAGAGCAATACCGGCTGCCATAGTTCTAAATTTTGCTAGTCTTTTAATAACTCTAAATATAGGACCTCTAAAGAAAAATGCAAAAGCGCCTAAAACACCGGCCGCTTCTCCCATATTTTCTTGAAATTTTTCACTATCAGTACCTTCTTCAATTAGTCCTGTTAATCCTTCTAATCCATCACCAACTCCAGTTTGCACACGAGATAAAACCTCGGAAGCAGCTGGCAAGTTGGTAGCAAAATCTCTTAATTTTTCGCCTATTGAACCAAACCTTTCCGCAAACGCTGCTCCTTGTTCACTTTCAGCCCAATTCTTAATGCCTTGCCTAGCTTCCTCAACTTTTGTTAAAATTGCATTACCTAGATTTTCAGCCTGTTTTATATTTTCTTCTGTTGCTAATCCACCTACAGCTGCGCCTATTAAGCCAAACTTTTTACCTAAAAGCAAGCCAAATGTACCACCTAGTGTAGCTCTTTCAGCAGCAGCACCTAATTCAGCTGATCCGGTTTTGCTGTTAACCCATTTACCGATATCGTCAGCAAAGGCCGTAGCCAATGCAGCGGGTAAACCTCTTTTAAGTAATCCTTTTGCTAATCCTAAACTTAAATCTTTTAATGCAGCACCAGTTAAAAGCGCAGTAGGTAATGAAAATCCACTTCCACTTTTGCCAGCGTCTGATGAGCTACTACTATTATTATTACTAGTCTTAGCAGATACTATTTGTGCTTTTCTTTCTCTTTCAGCTTCGAGGTCATCTCCCCTTTTCTGTTCCATAGAACGAATAAAGCGATCTAGGCTATTACTAGAACGATTAGTATTATCTACTACTGCAGCAAGCGTTTGATTAATATCAGCTAAAGTTGTCATTGTTGTGCAAGTCTTTCGTTTTGCTCTTTAATGTGATCGTTAAGTAGTATAATATAAATGTCCCTCTCCCAGGGTATCATAGTTTCTAAATCGTTCAATGAATAATTAAAATGTTGCATCATTGTAAAATTAGTGCGATAATAGTTTTCTAGTGATTCATGTGAGAGGGCCACTAAAAAAAATCTTGTATTCCCTTAAGAGTTAATGAGTTATTATGTGCACAAGACTGACAGGTATAATCTATAGTATGTTCTAAACTTGGCATAGAGTCTACAAAAATAGAAAGCTTTTCTAATTGTTCATTTGTTAACGAATTAATAAAAGTTTCAACTTCAGCCTTTGGCTCATCTTTTAATGAAATGTTATTGTCTTGTGTTTGTACGCTTTCAATGCATGAAGTAATAGTTTCAAATAATAATTCAACCGAAGTTTTATCCTCATTAAATACCGAATCATTTTTCATTAGATCATCATATGTAGGATATTTCATTACAATATTAATATCTTTGGTAATAGGAATAATATTATCTACATGTTTATGGTCAATTTTAATATCATCTAAATTTAGATTTATAGTATGCTCATGCCCACATTCTGTACATTCAGATAAAATTTTGGTTGTTTCACCCACAGATTTACCACGAATTTGTGTAAAGATATAATCTACATCAAAGGTAGATAGCTTTGATGCATTAATATTTGGAGAACAAGATTCGATACACGTTAGTACAGCATTTAAAACCATTTTGGGATCTTTAGATTCAAGTGCAATCAAAAGGTTACGCTGCTCTTTTACTAAAAACGGACGATAGTTAATTGTCTTTTTAGTAGAAGGTACAGTTAAACTGTATGATGGTGCATCATTGTTTAGTTTAGGTAATGCCATTATGCATTTCTCCACACTTCTTTTGCATTCACTCGAATAAATTTCTTATTCGTTTCATTTTTATTAGGATTAGGAACAGTCAACATTACATTTTTACCAGCCATAAACGCTTGCAACTTTGCATAATGCTGTGCATCTGACCCATTCCATTCTCTACGCCTTGCTTTAGCAAGTGGGCATCTATTTTGATGTGTAACACCTTTAGATACTTGCTTAGCTCTCGATCTCTTTTTTCCCATTTCATTTTCCTTATAAAGTTATAATAAATCAACACTACCAAGAGGTGTTGAAAGACTAGCATTTAAGAAGTTTTGTGAAGCTTCTGCGTTATACCAGTTTGTATAAGATAATTGAACAGATAATTCAACTAATCCATCTAATTCGTTATTTAATTCAATTGCTGTCATTGTTGTAGGAAATGCTTCTCGTAACTCTACACTGTAAACACTTCCTCCACCTATGCCTATATTTGCTCTAAGCGGACCAATAGCTTTTGATAAACCTACAAGAGGTTTTCTGAGCTGATGTATAGTAACACTTTTAGCATAATCATTTTTATACTTTAATTCACCCAGTTCTTCACCAACTGTTATAGATCTCCATGCATCAAAATATTTTTTAACACCATAATCATTCATACAATAAAATGTCATACTAACATCATCGACGGCGTATCCATATGCAACCTTTTGAAATTCCATTCCAATACGGCGATCTGATGTCAAAACTTGTTTACCAGGTAATGTCGTGGACTTGCATAACACATTTAGCTCTCTACCTGATACACCACCAAGATCAGGCAATGTAACAAGAAAGTTATTAGGTCGTGCAAAACCAAGTTTTACAGATGCAATAGCTTTTAACTCATCTACGCTTGACATTACATCTTGCTCCTAGAATCTTTATATACTGTAGTCTTTGTTGCGC